AGAAACGGCAGTTGCAAGCGATGACTCTCGGCCAGTTAGCCGTGGCCCTCGAATCAACTGATGCAAGGGTATTCTAATGCCAAGTCCCGAAGAAGCGCAGAGGATGAGAGAGTTCTTGCAGAAGACAGGCCAGCTTCCCGAAGATAAGAAGTCGGAAGTGGATTCTGTCAAACGGCTGATGCTGAATGACACTATGGACAAGATCAAGAACCTAGAACAGAAACGGGGTGGATGATGTGCCTCGTATGTTCTGATCCTAAATCGTGTCCCCAAATATGTCCTGACTGCAAGGGGTCCAAAGTCTATCTCGGATTACGCGGCTCTGAACCTTGCCGGTTATGCCAGGGACAGGGATGCTTGTGTCCGTTACCGTCGCAACCGAGCAACGTCTCGTCTACGCCGGCACATGATACACCAATCATTGTGACTGGGGATTGTTTCGGTAACTTCCTGAAATACTTCAAAGACCAACTTGATCTCCGATATCAAGTCGTGGACATAGAGAACTGGAAGGGTGGCCTGACTGTCCCTGAGAATTTCTATGGGAAAATCAGATCATACTTCCGAGGAATCCACGGAAACCTTGTCGGCGTCAAGATGCGTCTTGATGAAGTCGTCAGTGAACTAAGCCTGAACTGTTGGCGATGTGCTCAAGACGGAAACACCATCGAACAATTGTTCATTACTGATATCAAGATTGAGCCAGTCATCCACAGTCCAATGGGTAACGACTGTACCCTAATCTACAAAACCGTTGGCTCGTGGGAAAAGATGGGTCCGAAGTTCGAGCGTATCACGTCCTGCATCAACGGATGCTGGTGTACAGATATCAGACGAAAGTGGTGATACTCAATATCAATTGAACTATTTCAGGAGACAATCATGTTTTGGTACATGAACGCATTTCGTCGTTGGGCAATTCGTCGTTTGGCTGGCCGAATGGAAGTCTGCCTGAACATGAACATCGTGAACGGATACGTCGAATACGGTGGACAGTTCGGCGGTGCCATTTGTGAAGGTAACGCATTTATTGTTCGCTCCTAATATCAATCGGTACTCCGAGGAACTAAGAAGGCACTGTCATGGCAAAAGTGGAAGAGTTGCAGGAACAGCTTGATACTGCGAACGAGAAGCTGACGGCCGCGAATGATAAGGCCAAAGAGCTTCGCAACACCATCAAGATGTCCAGGGACGCGAAGCAAACTCTGGCCTTACAGTCAAAGGTAGTTCTGCTGACAGAAGAGAAAACTGCGATCGCTCGCGAACTGAAAGCTGCCGTCAAACAGCATGGCATCTATCGCTCTCTTGTCGAAGAAATGCACGCGATTGTGAGTCCGCTGGATGCGCTTCCACCGGCCACCGATTATCGAAATGGACCCGAAAAACTACACCACGAAACTCTCGTGATGCACTTATCGGATGAACACGCAGATGAGACCGTTCTGCCTCACATGGTAGGCGGACTCGAAACGTACAATATGAGCGTGGCACTCTGCCGGGCGGAGAAGTACGTTGACACTGTGCTTCAGTTCACCCAGAAGACGCTCGTCAATTATCAATTCGACAAACTCGTCATCTTGAGCTACGGGGATCACACGTCCGGCGAAATCCACGGTGGCGTCGGCCACTCGGAGAACCGGAATATGTTCCGCAACGCATTGCAGATCGGGCAGATGCAAGCCCTGATGATCCGTGATCTTGCACCGTACTTCAAAGAGATCGAGGTACTTTGTATCCCAGGCAATCATGGCCGTCGGAGCATCAAGAAAGACTACAATGGTCCGTGGGACAACTGGGACTATTTGATATCGGAGATCGCCAAGCAGCACTGTGCAAACCTGACCAACGTCACGTTCCATATCCCGGAATGCTTTTCCGTGGTTACGAACATCGAGGGTCACAACTTCTTCATAGCCCACGGCGATGATATTAAGTCGTGGAACTCCATCCCGTTCTACGGGCTGGAACGGAAGACGCGGCGTCTGGTCGCGTTGCACAATGCCATGACAGGCACGCAGGTGAAATACTTCGTGTTCGGTCATTTCCACATGAACTCGGTGATGTCTGATCTCAATTGTGAAACGATTATCAATGGTGCGTGGATCGGTACGAATCCGTATGGCTATGAGTCATTCTCTGGCTATCGAGAACCGTCGCAGTTGATTCACGGCGTTAATGAGAAGTACGGTATCACTTGGCGTCTTCACGTCAAGCTCAAGGATTCCGAGCAAGAACGTCTTGGCCCGCAGCGGTATCAGACCGTACTGGCCGCACCTGAAATGGGGATGTGATATGCTGACACGCTTTCTCTGTTGGACGAGGCTGTTCAGACTGGAGAGTGTCCCGATGGACACTGGTGCTCCGTCTCATTGGAATGCCCTCGTTTGTACTATTCTCCCTTTCCAATTCTTTGTTCTGAAACCTAATTTGCAATCTGTCGGCAGAGCGTAACACCAACAACCACATTTGACACTGGAGACTTTTATGAAACGGATTCTGTTGTCACTCTTGACCGTCACGGCTCTTTTGATCTCGAATATCAGTTTCGGAAACGACCTGACCAATAAATTGCAGGACGCATCGGTGACGATCAAGGCCGGCAGTTCGCAGGGGTCGGGCGTCTTCATCACACGAACGATCGAAGGCCGAGATGTTACCTTTATCATCACGGCCGGGCACGTCATTGACCACCTGAAACGGACTCGGATCGAGATCAAAGACGGGAAGGAAATGAAAGTCGTGGGGTTTGACGACGTTGGGCTCGTGCAAGAGTTCCAGCAAGACGGCCGCAAAGTCGGTGAAACGAGTTTCGTTGCAAGGGTGCTGTGATATTCTGACGCCGATCTCGGCGACGACCTGGCGCTTCTACAAGTTCGAAAGTATAACTTCACAAAAGCGACCGTCGAGTTCTACCTTGACGATGCAATGCCGGCTATCGGAACGGAACTCTACCACGTCGGCAGCTTGCTCGGTCAAGTGGGTGCGAACAGTTTGACTACTGGTATCATCAGCCAGACGGGTCGAGTCCTGAATCTCGCGGGCGGTGAAGGTGTTGTGTTCGACCAGACGACGGCGACTGCGTTCCCCGGATCGTCAGGTGGTGGCGTCTTTATGAAGTCAGACGGACGTTACGTCGGTACGCTCGTCCGCGGTGCGGGTGAAGGATTCAATCTTATCGTCCCTGTTCGTCGTCTGCGTGGATGGGCGGAAGGTGCCGGTGTGCCTTGGATCGTTGATCCGAAAGCCAAGCATCCGACGCTTGACGAACTGAAGAAGTTGGCTCCGTCTGACGTTGCTGACCTTCGTCCGTCACTTTTGAGCAGGATTGGGTACAGCCTGGACGGGAAACGGTATCCGTTTCTGATTCGAGAGGATGGTGCCACTCCGAAGGGAGATTCGTTTCCCTTTGCTCCCGAGTCTCCTGATCTCCCTGTCACTCTTCCTTCTGCTCCGTAACTGATATCCAATATCACACGACCACCCGAAAGGTGTAGAACCATGAACGAGTCCATCACACATCAAGTATTTGATCTGCCGCTCGCCGAGATATGCTGCGACGCAGACTTCAACTGCCGGGGGCAAATCGCTCCTATGGACGTTGCCGGTCTGTGCCAGGATATCGAGAAGAACGGTCTTCAGTTTCCCATCTGTGTGCAACCTGCGGAAACAGTGAAGGGCGGTCTACCCGCACGGTTCAAGTACCGAATTGTCGCGGGACACCGACGATATACGGCGTTCAAGATTCTTGGCCGCACGATCATTCCTGCTATCGTCCGCTCTGATCTCGATGAGATTCAGGCTCGCGCTTTGAATCTCTCCGAGAATCTGAACCGGGAGAACTTGAATATCTTGCAAGAGGCCAAGGCTCTGCAAGCAATGTACATCGCCGGCTGCCCTCGTGAGCAAGTCGGAAAGATGCTTGGTGTTAGTGGTGGCTGGGTTCAGGTTCGATATTCCCTGCTGAAGCTCCCTGAAGAAATCCAACAGGAAGCGGCAGCAGGGATTTTGAATCAACAGCAAATCAAACTGCTTTGCACGCTGAAAACAGACGAGCAGCAGTATGAAGCCGTCAGGAAGATCAAGGAAGCAAAAGCTCGCGGCGAGAAGCCGGAGTCTATTTCTCCACGGAAGAAGAAACTGACGACAACCAAGAAGCCACGTACTCGGGAAGAGGGCTTCGACATGATTGAGATTATCGCCAAGTCTGGTGCAGGCTACGGCCTTCACACGAGGGCTATTGCCTGGATGACTGGTGAGATTTCTTCGATGGAACTCTTCGATGATATTCAGAAACTCGACCCCGCGTTTGTCCCTCCGATGGAGTTCTAATATGGACGTTAAGACCGGCACAAAGTTGATGAAGACAGTGGAAGGAATCGCTGCTGAAGTCTATAAGGAACGCGAATATCAGATGGAGAAGTGGGGAACCAAGTTTGACAAGAAGAACACCCCAAACGATTGGGTCTGCTACATTGCACAGTATCTTGGCCGTGCGGTCACGATGCCGTGGTCGGCTGCGACTTTCCGCGTAGGGATGGTCAAGGTCGCGGCTCTCGCGTTTGCTGCGATCGAGTGGTGTGACCGCACTGGCGGCAAGATGCCCAAGCGACACTATGACAAGTGATATTCAATATCGCGGCATGGTTGAGCCTGGACGCCAATTGTGGTGTCCGGGTCTTTTCTATTGTCATCAACCTGTGAGAACTTACATCCGGTCGATACCGGGGAGCAAATCATGTGGCAAGCGTTACTATGGCGTGTGGTGGCGTGGTTCACCTGGAGCCACATCCAATGGCTGATGGTGAAATGCCTTGGAAATTCGGGTCTGGAAGAGGCAGTTCGTGAAGCCTCGATTCGGGCGTCCGTCGATAAGAAATACTCTCACAAGACGTGGGATTCGATTACTGTTGCCGAACTGATTGAGACTCTGGACAGGAAGTGAGGAAACCATGCACTGCAAATCTGAAGGGTGTGGCTGTGGCCGCTGTTATTGCTTCTATATGTGTCTGATGTCACTGGCTATGGCCATCGGCCTATTCCTTTGTTGGCGTCACGCCAACGTAGCGTTGTCCGTCAGTGCGGCTCACAAGTCGTGCAATTGCAGTAATGCAGTCAACTGCGACTGCTGCAAAGGTTGCACCTGTGAGAAAGGCAAGTGCCTGTGCAACAAGGATCACAAGTGCTGTGATGGCTGCAAGTGCGGCGGGAAAGGTTGCGGGCTGAACGACAAATGTAATTGCAGCAAGGATTGTACCTGCGGCTGTCAGCAAGGCGGCAAATGCGAATGCCCGCGTGTCGAAGAACGGTGTCCGGCTGTCAACGAGCATGGGCAAGTGATACCGGATCATCCGCCAGAGTTCCCGTCGGGTGCTGCGAACGAGAAGAAGCCGACGGTGAAAAAGCCTCCGGTCAAGAAACCGGATTGCCCTAATGGATGACCAACTTGCGTTGGTTTTGGCAATAGCCTTAGTGATATTGGTAGCCGGGTCGTTTGTGACGGGTAAGCCACCGAGAGACTAACATGATCTATCTTGACACGGAAACTTGTGGATTGCACGGAATGCCCGTACTGCTACAGTATGCCGTGGACGACGGGGAAATCCAGTTAGTCGATTTGTGGAAGCAACCCATATCCGAGACGATCGAGTTGATCGAATGGATTTGCACGCAAGACGTGTGCGGATTCAATCTTGTGTTTGACTGGTTCCATTTAGTCAAGCTGTATACGACTTTCATCTCGTACCCAGATTGGACCCATATTCCGCAAGATCACATTGACGAATTGGCGATCCTTGAAGAGAAGGCAAGATTCAGTCCAGTCACAATAAAACCCAAGCGAGCGCTGGACTTGATGCTGCACGCCAGGAAAGGCCCGTACCAATCGCTGATGGAGAGATCGGATATCAGAATTCGCCGCGTGCCGTCCATGATGGCCGGCATGTTGGCCGACGAGTTGGAGAAGCGGGTTCACATCGACGATATCTATTTCAGCCGATCGAAGGATCAGAATGGCCCCCGCTGGAAGATATTGGATATCGACGGTGAACCGCACTTCAAGGATGTTGTTTTGGGCTTCCATGCTTCGGGAGCCCTAAAGGTATTGGCAAAGCACGCTCTCAAGCGTGAGGCAAACAAGATACTCAAGTTTCGGGATATTGAACCACCGAAAGAGTTCTTTCCCGAAGAGCACGGATACGCACCATACGCACTGGCGATCGGGCGTCCAGGGCGATGGAAGAAAGCATGGCCAGAACTAATCCAGAAGCATATCAATCACTGGGCGTTCTACGAACCGGCCCGCACATACGCAGGGGATGATATCACATACACCCGCGGCCTTCACCACTTCTTCGGTGACATTGAGCCCGGTGATGATGATTCTGAACTCGCGATCTGTGTGGCCTGTGTCCGGTGGAAAGGCTATGCCGTTAATCTGGAGAAGTTGGCCATAGAGCACGAAAAGGAACTAGCACGAATCAAAAACACGCCCATGTCGTCTGGTGCTGCCTTCACCTACATTACGCAGGTGATGGATGATACCGAGAAGATGGGCTTTGGGAAGTCAACCAAAAAGGTGGTTCTTGAAAAGATTGCCGCAGAGTGGCGTACAGATGAGGGAGAAAAGCATCCTGCGGCCATTCGGGCACAAGAGGTTCTTGATGCCCGGCAAGGGAAGTTCAACGCCGACATGATGGCGAAGATTCTCTTGGCAAAACGGTTCCATGCGTCTTTCATTGTTATTGGTGCATTAAGTTCTCGTATGTCTGGGACAGATGAGTTGAATGCACAAGGGATTACTAGCCGAGCGGAAGTGCGGGCTTGCTTCACATTCACTGATACTGGATATCTCGGACGCGGCGGTGACTTTGATGCGTTCGAGGTTGTGTTGGCAGATGCCGTGTACGATGACGATCGCTTGCGTGCCGACTTGAAGTCTGGGAAAAAGATTCATGCAATGTTTGCGATGGAGATTTATCCCGGTAAGACTTACGAAGAGATCGGTGCAAGCAAAGGCCAGTCGCCTGACTATTACAAGGCTGGTAAAGCCGGCGTGTTCTCTCTGATCTATGGCGGCGACTGGAACACACTCGTCAACAAACAAGGAATCGCACCGGATGTTGCTGAACTCGCGTTCAAGAAGTTCATCGGAGATAGACCCGGTATCAAACGGGCACAGCGTAAAATCTTTGAAGACTTCTGCTCGATGCGGCAGCCGGGTGGCATTGGCTCGAAAGTCGAGTGGCACGACCCCGCTGATTACGTCGAGAGTTTGTTCGGTTTCAGACGGTACTTCGTACTTGAAAACCAGATTTGCAAATCACTCTTTGAACTAGCAAACAACCCACCTAGACATTGGCGACAGGCCAAGATCAAAGTTACTCGACGGTCAGATCGTGGTGAGCAAACCGCATTCGGTGCCACGTCATCCGCGATCTTTGCGGCTGCATTCAATGTGCAGGCGTCCAATATGAGGGCGGCGACAAACCACGTCATTCAGTCGTCAGGAGCTACGATCACTAAGCATGTGCAGAGGAAGATTTGGAATTTGCAGCCAGTCGGAGTTAGCAAATGGCTTGTCCAGCCCTGTAACATTCATGACGAAATCATCTGCCCAACGCATCCTGATATTGAAGATCAAGTTCAGCATGTCGTTCACGATGCAGTTGAATCATTCCGACCTAAAGTCCCTCTAATCAAATTCGAGTGGAAAGAAATTAACCACTGGGGTGAAAAATGAACGACGATGTGCAAGTGTCAATGTTCAACCTCGTCATGCAGTTCAGCGCCCAAGAGAAGACGATGACCGAGGATGAGGTTATGTTATACAATCAATGCTGCTCGACGTTGAAGGCCCAGGCACAACTGGACGAACTCGTGGTCAAACGGGGTATCGAGAATATCAATAACCCGAAACCTGACGACGAGAAGCCCGGCGATTCGAAAGAGAGCGTGCCATGCTAGAAACATCACTGGCACAGCACTTGATACTGATGTTTCGGGAAATGCACAACAGGGTCATAACAAACAATGGCCGTGCTTTTCAGGAAGATGAGGCACTGCTCTACCAACAAACGTGTCGCACGTTGACGATCAACGCTCGTGTTATGGAACTACGGCTCAAGCAAATCGCGGCCCAATATGAAAGAGAAACTCAGGGAGAAGTTGAAGAAAAGGCAACTAAATAGTCGAGCCATTCTTCGGCTGGCGGAATCCCGCGAGTTTGGTCGGGCCTACGATGAGGCAACAGACAAGCAGCGGGATGAATTGAAAAAGCTACTTGACGATCCTGATACCAGTATCACTTGGGTGAGGGAGTGGCTCGCCGATGTAACGAAACGTCCGCTTGCGGCGCTCAGTTATCGAAAACTCCGCGATCTCGCCAAGGATAACAATGTGTACAATTACAGTCGTCTCGACAAGGATGAGTTAATAAAGGAATTGGAGAGAGCCGATGCACGACTCCTGGCGAAGCGTCCAAAGTCTGATTGACGAAGTGAAACATCTGTTACTTGAATCCGGGGTATCGGAGCGTCAAGTGACAATGCCAGAAGGTGATCCAACGTGGATACTGGTAACTAAGTATGATGAAATTTTCACTTGGTTGCATGAACTGAAACTCTCACCCGAGTATGAGGCCGCGGTGCGAGCGTGGAAGCTGGTCAAGCCGGAAGTCTGGCAGGGCTACAAGGACCACGGATTCACAGGTCTCCGAGAACAAGACATTCTTCAAGCAGCACTAACGAAACTTCGTAAGCGGTGGAAAAAAGACCGCCCCTCTTTCTTTGGAAGGAAATTCCGTGACCCAGCGAGCCAAGACGAAGAACCCGAGTTTGAAGTCTCTGAAAAAGACACTGACTGATTGTGCCCGCGACCCGCGTGCTATCCCTTACAACGTCGTTGCCGAGACTGGTACGGCGGACTACCTGTTGGACAACTCAATTATCCAACTTCGCGGCAATCACGCGAGACCAACGCCCGATGTAATTCGAAGCGTGATCTGTGATCTGGCTCTGGCCCTTATCAAGATTGATGAAGGCGATTTCTCCGCATGACCTACGAGGATGAACTCCTCGACCGATGGCAGCACCCACGCTTCAAAGGGACGCTCGATAACTGTACGCATACGGGCGAGGAAGATAACAGTCTCTGTGGAGATAGCATCCAATATCAACTGACGATCGACGAAAGAGGGATCGTGCGGGGGATTAAGTTCACTGGTGAGGCTTGCGTTCTCACCAGTGCGTTGGCTGATATCCTAGCAGAGAAGGTTTTAGGGCTCCATCAAAACTTGATATCCAATATCAAAATGCAGGAGTTTGTGCCGGGTGTCCAGGTCGGCTTCAATCGTCGTAAGTGCATCGAACTCCCGAAGTTAGCTCTGTTGAAGGCATTAACCAATGGACAAGCCCAAGCTCAAGGAAACTAAGGGTCCAGAGAGGATCATCCAGGATGCGATTATTGCATACCTGAAATTGCGTGACTGGCACGTAATGGAGACGCACGGCAACGTGTACCAACAGGGCTTCCCCGATCTTTATGCTGTTCACTACCGATACCGACAGCGCTGGATTGAAGTGAAGAACCCTGTCAAGTTTGCCTTCACGCCAGCCCAACTCGATAACTTCCCAATAATCAGCAGGGTGGCTGGTATCTGGATTCTGACAGCCGCGACAGAGTTTGAATACAAGAAACTCTTCGGGGCACCGAACTGGTACTCATACCTCCCGGCAGCAAACTAATGCCTTACATCGCACAGGAACAACGGGCGGCGATCAACGAGCCGCCCCAAGAATTGATATCCCAGATCAGGGAGAGTCTGGTAGACGAACGAGACGGGATTCTCAACTATTGCATTTCTGAAATGGTTTGCCAGTCCATGTGTCCGCCGTCTGGTGAGTGGCGCTACAGACTTCTGGAGCGTTGCATCGGGATCGTCGAATGCTGCAAGCTGGAACTATACCGTCGGCTGGTTGGTCCGTATGAGGACAAGTGCATCCAGAAGAACGGTGACATCGAAAGCTACCATCAATCATGAGTAAAATCTACCTCGCTGGCCCCATCACTGGATTACTGCACGCCGATACCGTTCGCTGGAGAGACAAGTTCACCGCCTCGTTCGAGGGTACGCAGATAGAGTGCTTCTCGCCGATGCGCGGTAAGGATCATCTGGCCTTGCTTGATACGGCTATCACCGGGGCGTACCCGGAAGATATCCTTGCTTGCGAGAAAGCAATCATGACCCGCGATCGGAATGATTGCACGAAGTGCGATCTGGTCGTGATGAATCTGTTGAAGGCATACATGCCGCCGAGCGGCAAGGTATCCATTGGCACGATCATCGAGATCGGCTGGGCTGATGCCTGCCGAGTCCCGCTCATCGCCATCATGGACAAAGAGGGTTCGCCATACGAGCATCCAATGGTGAATCAGGCGGTGGGGTTCCGGTGCGAAACCATTGAGCAGGCGATCGAGACCGCGAAGATCATCCTGTTGCCAGTATGATATCCAATATCGAACTTATGTTCTTGTGGAT